TAAGCAACGCCAATTTCAAAACATCGGCAGCGGCTTGGCTTCTTTTGGCTTCTTCAATTTCACGCTCTTGATCACGCAAGGCAACAACGCTGCGAGCATCGGCCTCGGTGTCCTGATAAGCTGGATAAGTTACAGGGCTAACGTCAAACAACTCGTCAATAACTTTAATGGTGCGCTTGCCCATTGTTCCGTATTTGGTTGATTCGCTCCAGGTCTGTTCTTTGATTGTAAAAGCAAATGAGCTTTGTGTAATGTCGCCGCGCATGATGCTGCGCACTACGCTCATGTGTGTTGGGTTTTCGTAATCAGGGACCCAAGTATATTCAAGATTGCCGTCGGCGTTTACAAACACATTGCAAGTGTTCGCCTTTGTGCGACCTAGGATTAACTCAGCCTCGTGGTTGAACAAACAACGTATGTCGTATTCTTTGCTCAGTGCGTTGTCAAATGCACCCGGCTCAATTACTTCCTCGAAATATCCAAGGTCGGTAACTGAATTAATAACGGCAGCGATGCCGCCGATTTCCTTAGGCATGTTCTCGCCTTCGGATCTGGCTATAACGGTGCCCGTAAATGTGCGCCTTTCTTGTTTCATTAGATTACTTCGGTGTTATTGGTTCCCTCGGGATTGTTGTTTTTATCGGCTGTGCTCATTAGCTGCGAAATTTTTGCATCCATGTAAGCATCAATTTTACTTGACGGCATTAGGTTTGATTCAATTAAATATTCGTCGCCGCCATCAAATCCGTTAGCGTCTTCAAACATACGGGCCTCATTTCTAGAAAGCCAGCCGCCTCTGATGCCCTTGTTGTAGTAGTCTGCTCGCTCGTTGGCGCTGGCTCTCAACAGCGAATTAAAGTTAAATTTAAAGTAATAAGTTAGCTTGTCGTTTTCTGTTAACAACTTGCGGGCCAACTCCTGCTCAATGTTGATGGCGTAACTTGCCAAGGTGCGGGCGTAAAAGTCCTGGTATTCCTGCTCGACGCTAGACTTGATGCCATCCTTAGCGCCAATCATGGAAGCGGGTACACCAAAAATACGGGCGATTTCCTCAGCGCTAAACTTCCGAGTTTCCAAGTACTGGGCCTCCTCGGGAGACAAACTCAGTTTTTCCATCTTGATGCCGTTAGGCAGAACAGTGGAACGGCTTGCCCCATCAATTACATCATCTAGCGATTTCTTTAATGGTGTGGCCTGCTCAGGTTTAATCTGCGCATCTGATGTTAACAAGAATTTCAAAACGCCATTCTTATAAACGCCAGCGCTTTGGCTGATTGCTGCCAGATCAATGCCTAATGTTTCAGCGTGCACCACGATGGGCGACAAACCCACTAAAGGGTTATCACCACAGAGGCCTTTAAAATGCAGCATGTCTGCAGCGGGCACCATCCCTGGGATTCCTTTTTGGTTGACTTTGTAAAACAATTGGCCATCCTGCATAACTGGTGTAACGTAATCAGGCGCAATGGGGTGCAACTCGATGCCAAGGTAGCGAGCATCCCGGTTAATGAATGCGTATGCGTTACCCTTAAGCGCCAAATGGCTTACCATATATTTGGTAAAATCGTATTTGGTTTGGTAAGCATTAGGCTCATTAACCAATGCAGTAGCGTAATGCACAACTACTTGCTCGCGGTTAGTGCCGTCGTCTTTGTACAGCTTTAGAGAAAGCCCCGCAATACCGTCCGCAATAACCCTAACGCACGCATGCACTGACGCGATAGATAAAGCCGTGCGGTCGTTAACAGCTTGTCCGCTTTTTGTTTGATATCCAAAAACATTTTGTAGCGTATTAATTAGCCAATCAGTTGGCTGCGATAGACTAGATCGCTTTTCCTTTCTTGGCTGCCAGAATCTTAAATTCATCGGGTGCAAATTACAACTAGGTTAATTTTTCTATGTTAACAAATGTTATTTGTTTCTGCCTTGGCTTAGCCAGCGAGAAAGTGCTGCACGAAATACATCGTAATTTTTGTAACGCTTTACGCCAAACTTGCCGAAATACATTTCCTCAGTTGCGTTGTAGGCATCCTCGTAGGTCCTGTATTTCGGTAGGTTGTTGTAGTAAACCTGCATGTAATCGTCTAGAAATTTCATAAGCTAACAAACCAAAAGTCGGTATTTTTTTCTTTGGCCGCATCTTGCATGGCCGTGCCTATAGCCATGACAATGGAAACAGGGCCGTCGACCTTGTCGCCACTTTTGGCTTTGTTGATTTTAATGTTGCCAGCAGGATCTTGAGTTAACAATATGTTGCCCATCATCCACCGGGTTACTGGGTTTCCTGCGTGCCGTAGCATGCCATCCTTTACCAAACGCTCCATTTCTTTAGTGGGCGCACTCATGCTAACAAAGCCCTGGCCAAAAGGAAACATTTGCAGACCTTCGTTTTGTAATTCAATTACAAGCTGCGAAGCATTAAAGCGGTCAAATGCAATGTCTTTAATGTCGTAACGCTGAGCAAGTTCAATGATGCGGGCTTTGATAAAAGCGTAATCAGTTACATTGCCCTCGGTCAATTCAATAAATCCATCGGCTGCCCATTGTCTTATTGATGCTCCGGCTGCGTCCTTACGTTTGTATGCGCTTTCAGCAGGCAGCCAATACCAAGTTCGTATAGCGTTAACGCTTGGAAAAAATAACGACAATGCGCAAAAGTCGCCAGTGCTTGCCAAGTCTAAACCGCCGTAGCACAACTCTCCGTCTAGTTCGTCATCGCCGTCGCATAAGTTCCAAAGGCTGTCCGAAATCCAAGTCTGTGCGGTGTCGGTCCACACATTCAACAGTTTAGTTTTAAACTCAACTTCTTTATGTACAAACTCTTTGGCTTCTGTCAGTGCTTGCTCCAATTGACGGGGATAAACTGAAATCCCCCAATTAGGATTGGCTTTGGCCCAAACTGCAGGGTCGGTCCAATCGTCGCCTTCGTCTAGTGTGTAGATCACCGAAAAAAGCGCATCGTCTTTTATTGCACCATTTAAAACATTGGCACAATATTGCCTGTGCTTGTAGCATGGCGCTTCACGGTTAAAGCCTGCTGTGGTAATTGTAAACAACAACGGCTGACGACGTGCGCCCATTGAGTTGCGGATTACATTGTAGAGCTCATCATTCGGATGCGCATGGTATTCGTCAATGCAGCAAAAGTGTGCGTTCAGTCCGTCCTGCTTGCCTGGGTTCCATTCCAATGGTTTGTAAATGGATTGGCCGTAAAGGATGCGGCGATTGTTTACTGAGTTGTTAACAGTCAACGCTTCATTCAGCCATGGCAGATTCTGACAAACCCGAACCGACTCGCCGAAAACCATCATTGCCTGATCTAACTTTGTGGCTGCGCTGTAAACTTGTGCCGCGGATTCGTCATCAGCAATAAGGCCATACAGCATAATCGCTGAGCTAAATGTTGACTTTCCGTTTTTGCGTGGGACCTCAATGTAAGCCCGAGTGAAACGACGGCTGCCATCATCATTGAGAAACCCAAACAGATTCCAAACAATAAACGCCTGCCACCCTTCCAATTTAAAAGGCCGCCCGGCATAGTCGCCCGTCGTGTGCTCCAAGTTTTGAATAAACTCAACGGCATGCGTTGCAAGCTCTTCGCTAAACTTCCAACCGTTTGCACGGTCTTTCTCATAACGACGCACTGCATTAACAACGTGCGAGCACGCTGCAACCTTGCCACTGCTTATGGCCTTGATATAGTCGGTAACTATTTGCACTCGTTGAAATAAGCCAACGCTTCAAATGCTAATTTTTCGTTGCGGTATAAAAACGCATCGCCTGGCTTGCCAAACTTGTCGCAAGCGTTTCCGTTTAAGTAGACCGCAAACTGTTGGCCCACATTGCGCACTTGGTAAATAACGGGCTCAGTGATTTGAACGCTGGCCGTTTCAAAGGCTTTGGTGTGAACTGCCTTTGTGATTGTCTTTTTAGTTGTCATGCTGTTTTTGGTTTTTTAAGTAGATCAAGTTTAGACGCTGCTTTTGGTGTGCCTGCGCTAATGCGACTGCGTGCGCTTGGCGTGATTCCGAAAAGCTGCGCGATTTGTGTGGCTTGCTTAAGGCTCTGGCCTTGGATGTGGTACCAAGGGTTTGCAACTTTGTCACCGTGGCGGCTTAAAATTACAACGCCCTCCTTTTTGAGTTTCTCAGTTGCTAAAAAATACTGGCGCAACAAAGTGCAGTAGCCATGTAATAGCTCTAAGTCACAACCGGCAAGCAAACCATTGCGCTGCAGTTCACGGCAAACCGTTCCCCAAATCTCTGACGTTTCTGCATCAAAGCCATCAGGCGCTGACGGGATTTGGTCCAAAGGCAAAACCTTCATTTCGTTTTCCACAAGCCAGCGCTTGTCTTCAGTTCCCTGCAGTTTTTTAATTTCGGTTGGTTTTTTTGGTCGCCCCCTCATTTTATATGCTATTTACTACAAATATACAAGTATTTTGTTAACTTTATTTTCTCACGGGTGTGAAGAAAAC